GATGTAGCTGCAAAGGCTATACGTAAAGGTGCAAGAGAAGTATTTGATGTAGCAAAGCGTGTAGACGTTGATATGAATGCTATGGGTTCTGGACTTGGTAATGTCAAGCTAAAACCAAAAGATAAACAAACATTACCTCCTGTATCTAATTCTATTTGGTCTTACCCAAAACAAATGTACGACTCTGCTGCTACTTCTATAAATGCATCAAAAAATGCAAAAGGATATAATACATTAAAAGAACGAGGTGATATTAAAGATAAAGATCTTATAGTAGATATTGGAGGAGGAAGATTTAATAATCTTGTAGAAGATGCTGCAGAGCAAGGTGCAACTGTAAAGGTATATGATCCCTTCAATAGAACACCAGAACACAATGCAAAAGTAGTTGATACAATATCTAATGGTAAATCAGATATGGCTATGTCTCACAATGTTCTTAATGTTATAAAAGAAGATACAAACATAAGTGATGTAATAAAACAAGCAGAAAATTCAGTTAAACCAGGAGGTAAAGCTCATTTTTCTGTGTATGAAGGTGACAGTAAAGACAGACTAAAAGGGGCGAGACAAACATCTAAAGGTTGGCAAAGATTTCAAACTACAGATGAATATGTTCCTTTTGTAGAAAATGTATTTGGCCCAGAAAATGTAGTATTAAAAGATAAAATAATTACAGCTACTAAACCTATTAAAAACTTCAATGAAGGTGGAATGACAATGACAAATGCTTCAAAACAAACAGTGCAAGCTTTTGCTCTTGGTGGAGATGTTGAGGAGTTTGATCCTGTCTCAGGTAATGAAGTACCTCTTGGATCTTTACCAGAAGAAGTACGAGATGATATACCTGCACAGCTAAGTGAAGGTGAGTATATTGTACCTGCTGATGTTGTACGCTTTCATGGTGTAAAAAAGTTTGAAGAACTTAGGTCTGAAGCAAAGATGGGCTTCAACACAATGGAGAATACAGGGCGTATTGGTGGAGAGCCTATAGGTGTTGCTGTGATGGGGGATGAACTACCCTTTGATGTGTCTGAACTTAATATGGAAGATGATGGAGAACCTGAAGCTCCAATGATGAACAAAGGTGGTTACATGACTAGGGGCTATAATCCTGGTGGAATGGTAAACCCTGTTCTTCAAAGTTCAGGCGGCGTTGAATACAAAGACTATACTAATGCAGAAGGTAAGACTTTACTTATACCTTTCTTTAATGGCGTTCCTATGTCTGTTATACCAGAAGGATATTTCCTTGTAGGCACACAAGCTACAAATGCTGAATCTGAAGCTGCTGCTTCGGCTGCTGCAAAGGCTGAAGATGATAGAAACCGCCAAGATGACAAGAGTAAAGAAAGATATGAACCTGGAGGTGACTTATATAACCCAACACCTGTCATTAAGATGGAAGAGTTAACTGGTAAAGAACTAGAAAAGATGGTAGAAGATCAGGGTAGTATGACTACTGACATGATTAATGTTGGCATAGGTGTTATAAACCCTATAATGGGCTTATTTATGAAACTAGGATTGACTAACTCTGCTAGACAAGTTAAAAATGAGTTAGAACGCAGGACTATGCAGTCTGGAAACCAGCAAGAACAAGAGTATTATGCAAATCTTTTAGAGATAGCTACTCAAGATGAGCCTGGTTTTGTAGAAACTGTTATGGGTGGAATAGCTGATACATTTAGTAGTGTATTTCAACCACAAGCAGCAGCAGAAAAAATTAAGAGTGATTACACACCTGAAGAAGTGGCTCCTGAGTCAAAATATACAGGTTATACTGTAGCTCCTCCTCCTGAAATAATTACTACAGAGTTAGATGATACACCAGGAGCAAGAGATAATCCATACCAAGATGATCCTCTAATACCAAACAAAAACATGAGTGAAGAAGACCAGTATAGATCTTATGGAGCAGGTAGTAAAACTACCGCCACAACTACTCCTACTCTTGAATCAACATCTACGATAACTAATGCTTCTAATTCAGGCCCAACAATAACTAATGCTTCTAATAACGCAGATAAGAATGCTGCCATGCGAAAAGCCGCAAATGCTGCAGATACACATACTAAGAGAATGGTTTCACAAGCAAAGAAAGATCTTGCCACACCTGAAGAAGTAGCAGAGATTCAAAAAGAAGGTGATAGGATTAAATCTTCTCTAACTGAAAATGCAAGAGGAATAAAAAGAGGCTTCAATAAAGGTGGCCTAATGAAGAAGAAAAAGAAGTAACCAACCATAAGGATACCCAGCAATAATGCTGGCCCCAAGATAAGGAAACACTATGTCTGACATAGCTACTCAACCAATGCATAGTTTTGTGCATAAGCGTAACGAACAGAAAATTAAAGAAGCCGAAAAAGAACTACAAGAGTTGCTTGGAAATGAAACAGAAGCAGATCAAGAGGAATCCAGTAGCGAAGGCACTGAGAAACCCGTTCAAGAACTTTCGGATGAAGGTGATACCAAACAAAAAGAAGCCGACACGAAAGCCAAAGCACAGGAAGATACCTCTAACCTAACAGGTGAAGAGAAGTCTTTCAAGAAACGCTATGGCGATATACAGCGTCATATGGCTACTAAAGAAAAAGAGTGGACTTCAAGGTTAGAAAAACTAGAAGGTCAACTTTCTAAAGCAGCTAAGAATGAATTAGTTTTACCTAAGTCACAAGATGAAATAGATGCTTGGGCTGAAAAGTATCCAGACGTAGCAGGTATAGTTGAAGCTATTGCAGACAGGAAAGCAACAGAACGTTCTTCTGAGCTAGATGTTAGGCTAAAAGAAGTAGAAGAAATGAGGGCGTCTGCTAAGAAAGAAAAAGCAGAAGTAGAGCTTATGAACCTACACCCTGACTTTGAAAAGATTAGGAATGATGACGCCTTCCATGAATGGGCAGACCAGCAACCTAAAGTTTATCAGGATGCTCTGTATGAAAACCCTGATGATGTAAAATCTGTAGCTCGTGTAATTGACATGTATAAGTCAGACATGGGTATAAAGACTAAGAAGTCTAGTCCAGACAAAGCAGCAGCCTCTTCTGTTAAGCATCGTGGACGTACTGTAGTAGACGCAGAAGAGTCAAGTAAGACTTTGAGCGAAAGCATGGTAAAGGCTATGTCACTAAAAGAATATGAAGACCGCCAAGATGAAATACTAGATTCAATGCGGTCAGGAAAATTTATCTATGATTTAAAGAAATAACTTGACACTTCGTAAGTTTTAGATAAAACTATAGGTATATGCAGCACTAATCTTAGTTACCTGCATATGCTTTAACTAAAAGCAACAGCCACACCAAGAACTACCCAACAGAGTATAGGCCCAAGAAAGCTTTGACCGCAAATCGAGCTAGATTGAAACCCTAGAAATAGTTTGGCCTCTTATGTGGATATGATGTTTTCAATCTCAATTGTCATATCTATAGGAGAAAATATTATGGCATTCGCAAAAGCATCGGGTTATTCCAACCTGAACACAGGAAACTTCTCACCAGAGATTTTTTCTAAGCAGGCACAACTTGCATTCCGCAAAAGTGCTGTTATAAACGCAATAACGAACAATGATTATTTTGGTGACATTTCGGGCCAAGGTGACTCAGTTCGTATTCTTAAAGAACCAGACATCACTGTTAATGTTCTAGCACGTGGTACGGCTACAGCAACACAAGATTTAGTGGATGCCGATTTCAAATTGACAATCGACAAAGCTAATTATTTTGCGTTTAAGCTGGACGATATTGAAGAGGCCCATTCGCACATCGACTTTATGCGCCTTTCCACTGATCGTGCTGCTTATAAAATGGCAGATGCAATGGACAATGATGTTCTAAAGTATCTTGCTGGTTTCACCACAGGCAACGCTGTTAATAGTACTGTTAATGGTACTATAGCTAATGCTGCTGCAGGTACGGATGAATTGCTTGCTGCAAATAAATTGAAGAAAAGTGATTTTGCAAATATCACAACATCTTCTGCTGCAGACCACTCAATTCCTCTTGCACCTCGCTTGACAGGAGCAACTGCAGTGTCTACTGCTACTGCAACACCTCTTCAGGTTCTATCTCGTATGTCTCGCCGTTTGGATGAGCAGGATGTAGATTCTCGTGGAAGGTGGGTTGTATTAGACCCGGTTATGGTAGAAATGCTTAAAGATGAGGATTCACGCCTCTTGAATGCCGACTTCGGTGGTTCAGGCTTGATGAATGGTCTATTGGCAGCTAATATTCACGGCTTCCGTGTTTATCAGTCGAATAACCTACCAAAAGTAGGTACTGGGCCAGGTACAGCAGGTACAGCTAACCAGAACACTAATTATGGTGTTATAGTAGCTGGACATGACTCGGCTGTAGCAACTGCAGAGCAACTCTCTAAAGTTGAAACATACCGTGATCCTGACTCATTTGCTGACATCTGCCGGGGCATGCACCTATATGGACGGAAGATCCTTCGCAGTGAAGCAATTATCACAGCTAAGTACAACGCTGCTTAACTAGTAAACTATTTAAGGGCTGGCGTCAAGCTGGCCCTTTTATGCTTTTTTCTTAACATAAAGGACATCACAAGATGGCTATTACAACTGCAATGTGCAACAGCTTCAAGCAAGAGCTTCTTGGTGGTGTTCACGATTTAGATACAGACACACTAAAAATAGCTCTAATTAAAGTAAGCCACTCTGGTACATATAATGCAGCTACTACAAACTACTCAGATGTAACAGGTGCCTCAGATGAAGCTGTAGGAACTAACTACAGTGCAGGTGGTCAAGGTCTAGACAGTGCTGCTATTGCTTTAGATGCAGGTAACAATACTGCTTTTCTAGACTTTGCAGATGAAGTATTTGCAAACTTAACAATCTCTGCTGTAGGAGCAATCATATATAACTCATCAAAAAGTAATAAGGCAATAGCTTTGTTTGACTTTGGTGGAACTGTAACATCAACAAGCGGTGACTTTACTATTGTATTCCCAGCCGCTGCACATAATACTGCTGTAGTCCGTATAACATAATATTAAGTTAGGTATCGCATAATGGCTTTTGTAATAAAAGATCGTGTAAAAGAGACTACAACGACTACGGGAACAGGAGCAATTGCTTTAGCTGGTGCTTCTGCTACATTTGATACCTTTCAGTCTGTTTTAACAAACGGAGATACTACTTATTATGCCATAGTACATACCAC